CCTCCACCAGTAGATGGAGCCTGAGTGGTCGTTGATTGAGTGGACTGGCTCCTTCCTCTTCTTTTCTTTTTTGAAGATTTTTTTATTTTCTTCTTTTTCTTCTCAATTGTATAAGAGGATGATAATTGTTCAAGACTCCTCAATACTTGTAGGTTATCAGAAGGTCCTGTATAACCTTCCATTGGATTCATAGTTTCCAATTCAATAAACCCCTTGTTTACCAAATCCTCTATTAGTTGAGAATTTTTTATTTCATTATTCTTTCTTTCATCACCCACATACCATCTCGTTTCAATCGTGGTGTACATTGGTGAGTTTTTCTTAAAATCAACCTCGGATATTTCTATGACATTTTTATCACCAAACCTCTGTCTTCCAAAAAATCTATAAGAAAATCCCCTTTTAAAATCTTTTTTTTGAGGTTCAAAATTATAGGGTGTAAAGTAATTTTGTGAGTTTAAACTTCCCTTGAGTCTTTTATACTGACCGAATGAAGTTTCACCTTTGATTCTACTAATGGTTACGGATTCATTTGTCCATTTTCTACCAGTTAAATATAATTCAGTTTTACTCTTACCATCATAGATAACACAATAAGTTACACCCGATGGTAATATAGTACCATCCATTGTAGTGAATTCATTTGGTTTGGTTGTACCGATGAATGTAGGTACATCTTCAAATTCAAAGGGTGGTTCTTCTTTCAACTTACTCAGTTTATCAAGCAAACTTACAGGTCTGACTATCCTTTTATTTTTTAATCTTTTTTTCTTTATAGCCATTAGTTTTGTTGTCCATGTTTTCTTTGATAATTTATTCGAGAATTGTTTTCAGCAGTACTTCTTGCCTGTGCCATCCTTCTTGTCTCATCACTTGTGTCTCCAATCAAAAATTCTATTTTTGCTTCTCCAGCTACCTTTACGCTAGGTTTATTTTTGTCATATGAATACGCAACAGCAGAATATATACCATAAGGTCTTCCTGCAGGAAACAACTCAGTAACTTGTGCCTTTGAAGTGACTACATTAGGGGGCTGTGATACAGTACTGGCACTATATGATTCAATTTTGTCATTTTTATCCTCTTCTTCTTGCCTTTGTATTGCATTTCCTTCTTCTTTTTTCGTAGTGTCATCGTCTTTTGTTGCAGGTTGTGGGCCGAACGCAGATTCTGTTGGTAAATTTTTATATATCAAACCAGTTGCAACTCTAAGTTTACCTACCAATGTGGTTGTCCAAGACTCTTTACTAACGGATTGACTAACACCAAATATTTGAAATACACAATATTTCTTAAATCTTTCTTGTATGTAATTCACATGAAAACAATTACCAGGAAAGATACCACCTACACCATCTATTTCGATACTCAATTCAACAGGAAATAAATCACTGGCATCTTGAGCTGCCCTTAAATCTTTTTTAGATATTTTAGTTTTTGAGGCAACATTTACTTGTCCTTTTAAAATATTGTTCATAACCTGCTTATGATTAATTTTTGACTTTAAGTCTTTACCCAAGTTACCCTTCGAATCATAAAGTGCCTTATTTTTACCCGCATCAATAAAATTATCTATGGTTTCATTTAACTTAGCTACATTATCATCTGCACCTTGCTGTACCTTCTGCTGATTAGCCTCTAATGCCTCAGTTTGGCCTTTTAATTGTTCTTCCATAATCTCCATCAATTGGACATAATCTATCTTTTTGAAACCAATACCCTTACCAGGTCCGAAATGTTTATTATCTGCAGATGGTAATGCACCTGCACCTTCGAGTAAATAGGGATTTTGAGAACCAAACCTACCTTCTATTCTTGATGGTTTTACAACCTCTGGCTGTGATGGGTCTTCGCCAGTAGCGGATGTCATTTTAGCAAAAGTTGATTCGTCTGTTGCACCTGCTGATTCTTCTGCTCCTTCTTTGGCTGTTCCAGCGTACATTGCAGATACAGCAAATGAACTTGGTAATTCAACACTTAAATCTTGTTTCTTTACGATACTCATTTCTCCCCATGAGTCAAATACATAAAGTGCAGATTCAGGATTACCCTTCTTTCTTTCAATGGTTAACAATTTTTCAGGTGAGATAACGGTATTTTTGGTATCCACGACCTTAATATTACCTGCTAAATATGGGTCATTTACAATTGTAAAACTCCAAAATCCATCTACATCAGAATTTATATCATCAAATAAGTTTTGCATACCTTCTTTTAGTGTTTTAGCACCTTTGAATGCATCTCGAATCATACTTGTGGATATCAACATATTTCTAAGATAACCAGCACTTTTTTCTTCATCAACTGGAAAATGTTCGAAAAACCCACCAGTATTGATGACTGCTGCTATATTGTTCCTAAATTCATCACCACTCGTATGGAAATAATCAATCAAATCTGAAACTAATTTTAACCCTCCCGTTACAACTACAGCTAATGCATCCCAAATATCCAATCCCCCCTCTTCTACTCTTTGGTCTGCTGGAAATTGACCTGGTAAAACCCACCTATCCATGTGAGGTGTAACCAAATATTTGTTATTACTGATTTTTACAGATTCAAATTTTGCCTTTTCAATATCTGTTGTAGTACCACCATCTTCTGCAATAAAATCACCTGTTTCAGTATCTATAACGGGCTCTATACTTCTAAATTGATTTACTACTTTTTTATTTTTGTCAAATCTTCCTACCCACTTTGATAAAATATTGTCTTCTAACCAACCCCAAGTAACATAAGGTCCTGCTCTTTTTTCCATACTCAAAGTAGCGTCATCTTGATAAACAAATACACCAGGTGGTTGTGTCGACCCATCCCACGAGGCCGTGTCTTTCGGTGATAGAGCTATAGTTTCAGTACTCGTGAACCATTCTGTACCAGGTACTGCGATGGATAGTAGTTCTTCTTCCAAAACAGAAGAAAATTCATCAAGTGTCGGCCATGCCTCTACTTCATTATCTGATGAATCATCACCACTTTTAGCCTTAAATGATGCATCACTATTATCCAATTGTTCATTTAAAACATTCACACCTCTTGATACTAATTTTATCTCACAATCAAAACCACCATCATCTCGTAGTGAATACGAGTAATTTGATATTACACCAGCCATACCATCATAGAGACCACCATTGTCCATTACAATTTTATTAATTTTATTATATCCCTCACCATTAATCATCTGGTCATCGGTAACTGTCTCCGTGGAAGCCAGACCTTCAATTGAACCAAAACCCCATTCCAATAAAACACCTCTTCCGTGTGCAAAAAAGTTTGGTGTCAACCTTTCTAAATCTTCCATACTCCAAATCACCACATTTATGGTTGCCATTCTGATTGCTGATATTCCACCCTCGTAAGTACATTCAAAATTAGTGATACCAGGTAAGGGTCTTTTTAAAGGTTGAGAAGAGGTATCCATTATTACATCGTGGGTTTCACTCTTTACTCTACCATATGTCTGACCATAACCAAATATAATTGGAAAGTTTCCATCATCTTTTTCGAAAACTTCACCACCAAATATCCTAGCACCTTCTACTGTTTTACCATTGTCCTTTGTTATTACAGGACTGAACATCTTTACCCATATACTTCGACTTGTGGTGTTGACTAAATTGTCTATAGGAGCAAGGGGGTCTGTAAAACCTTCCCTTAATAGTGATGTAGACCTTTTGGCTAATGTTTCTCTAACTTTTTTATTTATTGGACTTAAGTTAATCATAACTTTTACCTATTTTGGAATTCTTCGTTTATTCTCCGAAATTCTTCTAAAATTGGTTGTATATTTCTTGGAATTCTTATTTTTTCAGATGGGTCAAGTGCAAAACTACCATTTCTAATGTTATTGGCCCCAGCTATAATCCACCACAATGATGTGTCTTGATAATATTTATATGCCAATCCTTCTAACTTTTCTCCATCGTATGGATAGATGAATTCATCACCATCTTGTATCGGTACGAGAGGGTAAAGGGTTAAACCATATACTCTATTACCACTTTCCTTATCTATTTTTACTACTGTACTTTTATATCTACTCATTTTTTATCCATCTGCTGGAGTCCCACCTGGCTGTGCGGTGGAATTATTATTAAATATTGAATCGAAACCTTCTGGTCTTGTACCTAAGGCGTATTCAGAATCTTTCACATCAGGATTTATACCAAAATCTAAAGGTTTTAACCAAGGTAAATCAAAGTGTTTTCCTTGTGATGCTAATTTGTGCTTTCCGATATGTGTAAATGTTACCGAAACATCTATTGCCTTTGGTAGTTGTGTACCATCATCTATATCCCAAGGTGTTGTACCTTCTACATTATAAGATAGGGAATTTATGTAACCTGGTGTTTTATTGAACATATCACCAATGGTTAATTCCATAAATGGTGCTTCCATTCTTGCTGAATTACCAACCTTTTTCCAAGTTGGATATGTCATACCTATTAAATAGTTTATTTTTTCCCAACAAACTAATAGTTGTTGTTTACTAAATACCCCAACCTTAAAACTAAAACTTAATTCCCTTACGGTTCCAGTATAAACATGGACATTATCAGGTCTTCCAATATATCTTTCACTATTCCATTCAGGTGTTATTGAATCACTTATATCACTTAATGTTGCTGGAAAAATTATATACTTTTTATTTATTGTGTCATAAAATTTAAATTTGATGTAATCATCGTTATTATCCTTACCATACTCGTGTAGATTCAACTTATCTATCCTATCTAATAAATCACCACCTCGATTACTCGATACCTTAATTAAACCTACTTTATCTATAAACACAGGTGCTACCTCTAATGGTAATTCAGAATCTACTGGCCTATTCTTATCTGTCCTCTTGACTCTTTCACCATATTTATTATCTTTATTATCACCACCTTTAGTTGGTAAATCACCATAAGCTAAAGTTCTATATCTATTTATATCACCAGCTGGTAAGTTTTCATTTGCAGGAAAACTAGCTTCTACTGGAGTCTGACCGATAACACCTTCTTCTACTCCTTCTACATTGTGTAGGTAGTTAAGGTTTTTTGTATCCTTTGGGTTTTCACCAACAATCTTTTTTTCGTACTTTGTACTTGAGTCATCGGTTGATTTAACAACATCACCATATTTGGATGTACCAAAACCTTGTCTTCCATCATCCGTACCATAGATTAAACCATCATGAGTATCTTTTCTCGAACCACCTTTTAGAAATCCTAAAGCTTGTCCTTCATTTCCGTAATTTCCACCACTATTTTGTTCGTTTAATCGTGGAAAATCTTGTAATTTAGCACCATCCTTAACAAAAGGTCCTTGTGCTGGTGCTGTTCCACCACGAGAAAATTTATCACTATCCACATATTGTGTTTTGAAATCTACTTTTGGGTCACCCTTGAGTCTATCAGAATTAAAAAATATAGATTTAAAATTACTCTTCCCATCAACCTCAATTCTTCCTAAATAAAGTTTATCCTTTGAGTATTGGTTGGTATCTGCATCAGAAGTTGTAAATACTTTTTGTTCTTGTGGTCGTCCACCTGTGTTATTTGTATCACCACCGAAAAGAGTTGTTCTATCAACTCCAACTGAACCTACCACACCTAATTGTTTTATTAATGAGGAATCTTGTTGTCCGTCTTGGAATCTTTCAGGATTGGTTTCGTATTTACCACCATCAAGTGATGTATAATTTCCGTAAAATAAATCTTCATTGTATGGTAGTACGGAATCCTTACCACTCGTAACCCTATCGTTCGCAAAAGCGTGTGTAAAGGCTGATTTCTTTTCAATTGAAATCTTGTTCTGTAAAATATCTGATAATGGACTACCAAGTTGTAATGTATTAACATCACTACCACCCATGACCAACATGGATTTATCACCTATGAATATACTTGGTTTATCTGCGTAAGGTTCGTCCTTTGAATATGTATCTCCTAAAAACTCACCAGTTCTGTTTCTCAACGAAAGTTGTGCGGGATATTCCTCTGATAATGGTTCATAAGCTATAGTTGATGCTAAACCAGGTTGAAATGTTGACCTCTCATCTGCTGATATTAACGGATTGAATGTTGAGTTGGAGTTCTGATATGAACGAATCATAAAAGCTTTAGGTGGTTCGTCAGGTGAACCTAAAAAGTTACTTGATGGTAGGTGTGTTGTACCAACATAAGGACTATCAGGAATATCAAACATTTCTCCATCGAATATACCAACTTGTCTTACTGCTAGTTGTGATTCAGGTACATTAACAAACTCACCTTCAATTTCAAATGCCTTTCCTTCACCATCGTACTCGTCAAATATACTTTCCTTTGTAGCTCTACTTGCTAAACCAAATTTAGGACCTTGTCCATAACCACCAACTGTCAATCCAATCGGTATTACACTTCCTTTATTGTGTTTCTGTTGATAAGGGAATGTTTCCTCACCCTCATCGTAAAGGTTACCTGCTGGAATACCTTGAATGGTATTCTGTGCATCAGAACTACCAAGTGTTAAACTATATCCACCATTTCTTCTAGCAATTCCTGTTAATCCACCAGCTCCATGTATCGTTGGTTCATCCTCTACACCAGTAAATGCTTTTATATCAGCAAGTATTGGGTAGTTATCGGTAAAATCTTCAGGAGCTCCTATATCATCTCCAGTCACCCTTCTTATTAATGAGTTACCATCGGTTCCTTGACCTAACATTGGTAGGGTTTCTAAGTTGGAAGGTCCTGTATTTATATGATACTTGTTATTCCTTCCGTAAATATTTCTATCGGGTACATCAAATCCTATATCGTTGGAATCAGTAAATGTGTTTGGTGAAAGTGATGTGATATTTCCACTACCACCTGCAAGTAAATCAAATGATATTTCAGGTAAGGCTCCAAATGAAACTTGACCACCAGCTCCTGGTACCAATCCAGCTAAATGAGCTAATGTAAATCTTCTTGCGGTTTGAAATGCAATCTTACCACCTGCTAATGATTGGATACCCGATACTGCGTTTCCATATCCTGTTAGTATTGAATCCTCACCATCTGAACCACCAATAGCATCTAAGTAAGTTCCACCACCTAAGTGTCTTTCTAATCTTAATGGTACTCCAAGTGCTGTTGTATTACCACTTCCTAATGATAAAGGATTCCAAACTCTTGTTTCGGTTCTTGGATTTAGTAACTGAAATGCTGCTTGTTTTGCAGCGAATAAAATACCTTTTGGGGTAAGAATAAATTTTGATAATCTGAGTCCATCTGCTATACCTCTTGCAACTGATGTTACAATTCCACCTCTGACTAATCCCTCATCTAATGTTGATTCTACATTAGGACCCCATTTGTCTCCTATGTCCTTCAACATAAATGGTTGGTCAAAACCAAATATTGTGTTGTCTCTAGCTGGAATGTCGTATGGTTTTCTATCAGGAAATGTGTAGAAATTATTTCCATCAGGATCTACATTTGGTGAATCTAAACTTATTGTTTTTAGTGAGGTTTCACCCTTTGTAAAAGTTTTAAATGTACCTGAATCCGTAGGGCCTCTGTTTGAGGAATCCACATAAAAATCATCCGTACTAAATCCTGAATCAAATACGGAATCCATCAAAAATTGATTTTGATTTGCAAATCTACTACTAAATGCTGTTATTGGAGTGGTTAAGAAATCACTTCCATGTGCTCCTTCTGCAACACTATCGAGATTAATTGTTGTTTGATAATCTTGTGTGGTAGGACCTGTTAGATTAATCATACTAACATTATGGGTTGCAGTATTTGTACCTATCTGACTTGTATAAGATGGTTGTGTCATAAAATCACTACCATGTAGGTTAGGTATTAATTGTGTATCATCAAATCCACTTATTGTAAACTCAGTAGGTCCTGTTGAGGTATGTTGTGGTATTACATAAGGTAACCCATCTCCAAATACAAAAGGATTAAAATTAGGTGATGTTAATGTAATTCTTCTTAATGATGAATCACCACGAGTAAATTGTTTAAATATTATTTCATTTGGTTCGTTTGTATTCTCAATATACATTGAACCTCTGTCAAAACCACTATTGATGTTCGTGTTTAAATTATCTATCGAAAATTGACTTGTATAATTTGTTAGTGGTGATGTGAAAAAATCACTTCCATGTGCGTTAGGTGATATTGGTTCTGTATTCAAAGATGATTGGTAGGTATCACTAAAAGGTCCTGTCAACACTATCTGTGGAATGTTATGAGTTCTCTGTGTTTGGTTGAATCCAACTATTGTACTTTCGGTACCTGGTGGATTTGTATTACCAAATTCTTGTGGAACTCTGTAATTTCCACTATCATCACGATATATCGAACCTCTTGGGGTGATTGGATTTAAATTAGAATAGTAAGCTGTACCGATTCCACCAATACCTGCTAAGTTGTTAAACTCACCCAATCCATAAATAGAACCATCGTTATCTTGTATATCTCCACCATAATTTACCACAAATCTTTTATTTCCAGTAATTTGATATCCACGAACCGTAAATGATTGAGGTGTTGAGTTTGGGTCTGCACCAAAACCAACCCCATTATCAAAATCAGAATTATCTATAGGGACATCAGGTGTTCCGTGTCTTCCACCAACCTGAGATTCTATACTTCCAGCACTACCATAATCGGTGTATCTGAAATTTGATAAGTCTGTTATTAAATCTTTTAGTGCCATATATTATCCAGTTGATATACTACTATTTAATCTTCTTGTTTGACCTGCAGTTTTATTTGAGGCGTCTACATTTTCTTTACCTGTGTTGTTGAGTTTATCCAATCTCATGGTGATTTCTTTTGTCTGACTTTTAGACTCTACTACTTGACCATTTTGAACTGTCATCGATGTAACTGTTTGTCTTACTTTACCACCCTTACCAGCATTTGATTCAGGTGTAACTTTTTGTTCACCTTCGGCTGTTCCACCTTCTTCTCCACCACCGAAGAAACCACTTACGAATGATTTTGCCTTTTGGAATATCTTATATGCTAAAAAGAAAGGGGCGAAAGCTATATTCAAGTAAGCTTTGACTGCCTTTCCAAAAAACTCGAACATACCCTTTAAACCTCCGATAGCACTTCCAATCAACTTGAATGTACCAATGATTCCGAATATAGGAAAGAACGCTACCTTAAGTATTGAACCAATCACCTTCATAAGACCAAATTTCTTTACCAATAATACTATACCTGCTATCAGTGCTACAACTCCCAACACCACCAAGGCTATTGGATTAGCACTCATTACAGCGTTAAAGGCTCCCATGGCCATAGTACCGATGAATGTGGCCGCCGTCAAAGCTCCAGTAGCTATTGCCAAACCAAATTTTCCAGCGGCTTGTGCTCCCATAAGTGCTATATCCTTCACTCTTCCATAGGATTCTACCGCCATTGTTTTGATGTTAGTTAAGGACATGGCGTTTTTCAACTTTCCAATAACTATAGCGGCCTTTTCTTGTATCATGATAATTTTATTTTGCGCGTAGTTTTGTAATTTTGTCTTCATCTCTTGTAAACCCAACTTATTAGATATCATGGTTTGAACATTTTTAATCTTTTCAAGTGCAGTATTGAGTTTTAACATCTCACCCACCTTACTATCTAAAATATACTTACCAAGAGTAACTTTCATTGATTTTCCAACCTGCATGTTGAATAGTTTTTGGTAAAATATAAATGTGGCATATGCAGACACAACACCCAATATTACCTTTCCCAATATACCCAACTCCATTATGAAATTTACAATCTCACCAATTGCTATTACAGCACCAGCTAAAATTGTTACGAGTGCTATAAAAGGTGATAAAATGGCTATTGCTATTGGAATCAAGGGTTCCAAGTTTTTAACCATTCTTGCAAATAGAGTATTAACCATTTGAATCACACCAGCGACCATATCTTGTCTTTGTTTCTGTGCCTCTGTCATGTTGTTGAGTTTTTCTTGGTTGGCTACCATCTTTGCTAAATCTTGAACACTAACACCGAAAGCTTTGGCCATAGCCTGTCTTTGAATCACATTCATTTTGTCGAATTCGGCTTGACTTCCAATCTGACTGACAATTTCTCTTTGCATACCAGCTAAATCACCACTCAATGCAAGTTCTCTAGCCTTATCGGTATTTATCATCTTACCCGTTAACATACTGGCTTCCATCTGAGCATTTATGGATGATTCGAAGTCTAATAGTGCATCTGCAGCTCCTGCAACGGTTGACATATTGACACCAAGTTGTCTTGCTCCAATAGCGGCCTTAAATACATTTTCACCACCATCTTGTGCAAACTCTGCAAACTTATCAGCGTTTTGTGCTACATCATTCATAACCGACGCTGGTGCTACCCCACTAGCCTGTGCTAAAGCGGCAACACTTTGTAATTGTGAGTTTACTGCTTCCATACTCGACACACCAACTGCCATCATGTTGACGGCTAACACACCTGCGTTTTCACCACTTATACCCAATGTGGAGTTCATCTGTGCAAAAGCTGTTAAATTTTCTTTCGTAACTTGACTTACACCACCCAAGTTATCCATGATACCTTGTGCTCCTGCTTTCACATCTTCTGCACTTACACCCATCATTTGAAATTCGAGTGTTGTTGTGTTTAATACTTTTTGTAAACTTGCGGCTTCCGTAAAGGTTAATCCCATTTCCTTACGAGTTTCCATCGTACCTTTGAAGAATATTTGTGCTAACTTACCAGCAACTGCTAGTATTGCAACTATCGGTAGTAGTGCCCCTAACACTCCACTTGACATCCTATTCATTCCTTTAAATGCCACACTCATTCCCTCAACACCTTTCTTAATCCTACCCATCGCATCGTTCATGGACTTGGTAACATTAGAAACGGCAAGTCCAAAGTTCATATTATTGACCTTTTTACCATTTTCGGTGGTCTGTTCCAATGAGTTAGCTATGGTTTGTGTAATATCACCTTGAAAATCTTCGATTATACCACCCAAGTTTAAAAATTCACTTGCCACTCCACCGAATGGTAGTGCTTCCATACCTGTCTTTAAGAAATTTAAAGGTTTGGACATATAATCTATGGTTGCCGCGGTAAGTTTGGAATGTATATTTTGTTCTCTTGTTGTTTTGACTAATGCCTGTCCTTCCTTAACATTTCTGTTGGCAAACCTTGACATATTTTTTAATTCTTTTGATGCCATCCCAAACTCTGAAGCATCCATTTCACCAGCTTCATATGCCGCCTCAATAGAAGGTTTTAATGTATTTTTTATGTAGTCGGCTTCCCTTTGTCTTTGTTTTAAATTCTTTTCAGCATCACCAGTCATATTTGTAAAATCACTTGTACCGATGGCATCATAATTTTCTGCCAATTTCATCGTTAAATCGAGGGTTTCACCACTACCCATTATTAGGTTTTCGTAATCCTTACCTTGTTCTTTTAAAATATCATTCCCATGTGTAAGTAAATTGTTGGCAGGTTTAATACTCGCTTCAATTTGTTTTTGCTTTTGGGGTATGTCAATTATTGTTTCCAAGAAACCATGTGCCATTTGGTTTGTCTTGTAGTATTCCATCGTGGCCTTTCTCATACCACCATTTTGTTTGGAAAATTCGACTGAAATTTGTTTTTGTAACCTTGCTTGTAAGGATGATAGATTTGCTGATTCTGAGAACTTTTCTGTGATGTCATTAAGCTTGTCATCAGTCTCCTTAATCTTTGACTCTATTTCAATACGAAGTTTAACTTGCTTCTTTAGTTCTTTCGTTACATCTTGGTCGGTTTTTAATCCTCTTTCCTTTATTTGGGCAATTTTTTGTTCTATAACCTCTCGTTCTGCCTGATTCTTCTTTTGGGCTTCGTATAGGGCATTCTCTTCCTTTAGTTTTTTTGTGTTTGCCTGTGGGATGAGGGTGTTTTCTTTACCACCCCATAGTATTATTTTATCGGATTTACTTGAGGTCATTTTGTTTCCTAAAAGAACTTACCTTGCTTTCTTAAGTCTTTGGTTGATGTATTCTTTTTACCAAGGCCTTTCATGTATTTGTCTGCTGCCTTTCTAAACTCTTGACGGGCTTTATCTGCCTCTTTAGCGGCTCGTTTTAGTTCAGGTGACGCATTCTTTAAGATAGGTTCTATTTTGTTCAACCTACCTTTCATGATGGCACCTAACATCTTGTCGATGATACCTTCAATTAGTTGTGCTTCTGTTAGTTTTGTTTTAGATGAGGCCATTGTCATCTCCTTTGTATAATTTAATATTTAAATCGATTAGATTAGTTGGTATAACTCAATAATAAATATCAGATTATGGAAAAATTAACGGCCTCTTGAGACACCTGGTCGAGAAATACCAGCTGATTGTTTTTTGTTTGCCTTGTCGTATTGTTCCTTCTCACTATCATAAAATTGTTGTGCCTTTTTAATGTAAAAACGGCGCAGATAGGTGGGCATACCATATACTTCTGTAAAATGAAAACCACCCTTTCCGTGAAAGCAAAGGGAGAAGATTTGGTCGTGTATCGCGGGCTTATCCTCTGCCCGCAGGCCAAAAAAACTCAACATTGAGTGGGATATCCATTTGGGTTTCATCACCAGTAGATTCACTTATAAATGTATAAGTTAAATCTATATCAGGTGTTATTTCCTTTAGATATTCTCTTAATGCCAATGAGTCTCTTGAAAGTAGTTCATAATCCACGAATTCATTGATTCGTTTTGGTGTTTGGTCTCCATCAACGGACAAGATTGCCTTTTTCAACCTTGTTGTGATTTCACTCGTCACTCCACTTGCTTTCTGAAACTTCTGTAATGCCTTTAACTCCACTTCTATGTCTTTTTCATCTTTATGAGTTAATAGTTTGAAAGTTATTTTAACTTTCGATGCTGGTAAATCCAATTCGAATTCATTTTGACCTTTTTTAAATAACTTTTCATCAAGTTTCTTATCCTTGATTTGGGTTAGGTCAAAAGTTTCTTCTTGTTTATCACCTGTATTTGGGTCTTCAACTTGAACTGTGTAATCTTTACCATATCCAAGTATTCTTGTAGCAATCATTATTGCATTTTTATCACCCAAAAGTAAATCATCGAGTTTTACTTTATCATCGATAATAACACTTTCCATCAACTTATCCAAAACGATTCCTTTTTGAATAAGGTTACGAGAAGTTAAAATGTCTTCTTCTTTAGCTGTCATGTATTTTATTTCAATTTGACCATTAGAACAAGGATGTTCTTTTGGATACAACAAGCCTTTAGAAGGCAAATCAACGACTTCTGATGGAAACTTGCGTTTCTCTTCAGCCATTATTATTTCTCCTAATTAAACTGATTAGTTTGTTTGTGATTAAAACCTCACTTTTTTTATAACAAGTTGCCAGACCTATTATAGTTTTTTTACTCCTATACTAAGATTAGAATTGTAGTATTGCGTAATCGAATCTAAGAGTTAATGTGATATCGACTGGGTCTGTTGCGTTTGCCCAATCCAAATCACCAAATGTTGCGTTGGTAATGTATGTTCCTTTGAGTGTCCATTCCTCAACTTTGTCACCCACAGGTCCTAATACATTAAAGGTTACATCTTTCTTATAAAAATCTGAATACCCATCTCTACCAGTAACGGATTCGTGAGATAATCTCACCCATTCCATTACGGCTTGAGCTCCACTTGGAACTACTGGGTCGTAAAGTGTTATTTCTAATTCTTCCCATGCTCCCTTACCTTTTATGTATCTCTTCACATTAATGTGGTCGAGTTCGATGGTCTCGAAAGCTATGGTTGGTCTGTTAGCCGTCTTAATCAAATAAGAGGGGATACCCTCGATGTACATGATGTATCTGTTCTTCGTTTTTGGTTCAAACGGTGTGAACATTATTTCTGACGGATCTAATAAGTCTGGCATTTCATTTCTCCTAAATTAAGAATGTCTCTATTCTTATATAAATATCATAATTTCAAAAAAACATCAAAATGGTGTTTTAGAAGTTTTTTAGAAGTTTTTGTTTTTTCTCTCCATAATAAATATTTTAAGGCAATAAAAAACCCCACAATAAAGTGAGGTTTTTTATATATGTACTCCCTATTATTAACTTGGGAATGCTGCTCCAGTCGGTAAGACAACGAAGTCCAACACGATAAACTCAGCGGTTCTCGTAGGTTGAATAAAGATTTGACCAACCAACTGATTTCTGTCTATGACATCAGGTGTGTTGTTGGTGTCATCCATAACAACTCTAAACGCGGATAAACCACTATTAGCTTGTACTGACTCCAAGAAAGGATTCACAATATTTAGGAATCTGTTTCTTGTAGCAGATGTGTTTTGTTCGAATACCAAGAATCTTGAAGAAGATGCAATAAATTTCTTCAATCTAATTAATAGTCTTCTTACATTGACTCGGTCAAGTGCTGAAGGACGACCTTGTAAGGTTTTCTGTCCCCATACACATACACCTTGTCCAGGAAAGGATGCGATTGGATTAACTCTTGCTTCATACAGAGTATCTCTTTCTGCGTGTGTTAAACGAGTCTGAGCTTCTGTTACAGTTGTTAAACCACCACGATTCAATCCAGCAGGTGCGAACCATTCATGAGCTACCCTATCGGTAAATGCGATAGTTCCAGCTAATACTACTGATGGTGGAACCCATACAGGTAGATTAGTGTTTCTATCCCTTATCTTTACCCAAGGATAATAGGTTGCTGCGTAATTTGTATCGAGTGCTTCGATTGCTGCAGTAGCGTCTGAAATACTTGCTCCATACTTAACACTATCCAATACAAAGAATGCATCACCTCTTTCCTCAGCCTTTGTTATCGCATGATTGGTAATACTTGAGTGTAGATTATGAATCACACCAGGTACCACTAACATATTGATATCAAATTCGTCAGGATTACCTATAGCGTTTATAGCTTTCTTATAAGCGGTATATCCTGTTGCGGATGTAGATGAAATATCAAATCCTTGTGTATTAGTTGAAGTGATATTAGCTGCTGTCAAATGTGGGTTAGCTGGATTGTCTCCATCATATCCACCTTGAAATGGAACAACAAATCTTCTTTGGTCAATATGTGAATTATCCAAAGTGATTGCTTCTGTTCCGTCAGCAAATGTTTCAGTTGAAGGTTTGATACTATTTGTACCATTGAAGTCTTCAAGACTCATTGTTACATGACCACCACTACCAGCTGAATTCGGTAAAGGTGATAAGTATTGGTCTGCATCAGCGTTTTTGTAATCATGTCCATAAAGAACATTTACATCAGGTGCTCCATTTGTATTCAACTGATTACTCTTGAACTGCCAAACAGGAATTAAACTTCCACCTGCAGATGGATTAGTTATTGCTGCGTGTCCCATTGGTACTAATACCTTTGGAATAGCTCCATTAGCAATTTCAGTAAAATCACTTACATAGATATGTTTGGAACGATTATCCCAATCACCATTGTAAGTTAATTTACCATCAGCGTCAATTGTGACAAATCTATCACCAATCCTTCTTGCAAAGTAATTTGTACTTTCAGGATCGAAATTTAGATTATCAAATTGTTCTAATACATTATCAGTTGTCAAACCTTTATCATTTAAACCAGTCTGTCTAACTTGTACTGAAAATGAACCATAATCACTACCTGCTATTGAACCAGCTTTCTTGATTGCCACTATGACAATTTTTAATTTATTATTGACATCACTTCCGTGTGAACGAGTGTTTACTTTGAATAAGTTATATCTAGCCCCACCTATAACTTGTGATTGTATGGATGGTGTTGATGCGTTATTAAAAGTTGCACTTGTGAAGTCAACAGCACTATGTGTTCCAGTTGCTACTGATGCGGTTGTTGCTGCTAAAGTTGTGTAATTGTACAAAGTTCTTAAATTACTAACATTATGTTTAAATGATTTGTACAAGTAAACACCTACAGTATTTAATCCTGACTTCTGAACTTGTGGGTCTTTCGAAAACACATTTTCGTAGAAGTTAGCACTTGAGGTGTTAAACGATAACGGATAATCCCTACCTGTCAAGTCACTACCACTAACATTCAATGTGAAACTTTCATAGTCACCACCATTTAATGTTGGGTTACTTGTTACGGTACAATTATCTAATCTTACAGTTCCATTAGTACCACCACGAGATGGTGCCAATACGAAACCAACCGAACCACTAGCAGCTACTTGTTCAGAACCACTCTGAACACTACCAGTAATATTTACTTGAACAAAGTCGGCTGAATAACCACCCGTATTAAGAACACGGACAATCGTTACTTGACCAGCACTTCTTAAATATTGTTCAACGGCGTAAGGTGTATAAAAATCTTTGGTCGTGGAACCAAACATCTCTTCAAACTCAGAAAAACTTGAAATCATCGTTGGAACAAAAGCAGGTCCTTTGATAGTAGGTCCTACAATTGCTGCTCCGATTTCTGCTATTCCTTGAGGAAGAAATGAAAGGTCACGCTCACGAGTAAACACACCCGGCGAAACGATTCTTTCTGCCATTATTTATCTCCCAATTTATTGTTATTTCATGAAATAAAACATAATTGTTTTGGCCTAACGAGACCAAAATGTTTAAATATAAATATAGCCCAAAAATCCCAAACGATTGCTTCGTAGGGATTTAAATGACTACTGTTCAGTTGTTTCTTGAGCCGTTGGTGTGAATACACCTGTATTTGGGTCTAACTGACCTGGCCCATATTTTTTATTTAAGTCTGCAACTAATTTTTGTTCATTCTGTTGAAGTTCTTTATATTCTGTTTCTAAACGAATCTCGGTCTCATCTAAGGCCTCAACTTGTTGTTGTAAAAGAATTTTTTGAACTTTTAATTGACCAAATTGTGTTTGCTTTGTTGTGTAACCTGTATTCAAATCACCCAAAGACTTTAATTCATCTTCGGTAAACTTAATTTCAGAGGTCTGTTCTTCAACTTTTTTTGCTAGTTTAGACTCTTCTGTAACTGCCATAACTTATATCTCCTATATTATGAGTTTTAAATAAATATATATGTGAAATCCCAAAAACTAAATTTTCTTCTTTAATTCTTCGACCTCATCTCGTAATTCTTTTACACTTTGTATTAATAATGGTACTAATCGTTTATAATCAACACCTAAATAACCATTTTTTCTTTCTGCAACGACTTCAGGATGTATTTTTTGTATTTCTTGGGCTAAAACACCAACATCGTGTCCTCTTTGTTGTGCCCAACCAGGTGATTTATCATTCCAATCGAATTCATAACCATTTATTCCATCTATCTTGTCCAATGCTCCTTCAATCACTTTAACATTGTCCTTTAATCTTTCATCTGATGCGTTAAATGCGACTATATCACCATCTGCTACTATATCACCACTAGCAGATATTGCACCTTCATTACCACCGATTGAACCACTTACATAAAGACTACCAGTTATAGTTGTTCCAGCAGATGTTCTTACCTCACCAGTTACGGATACACCAGCATTAGTGGTTCGAAATCTCGTACTATTGTTATAATTTAAATCTACTGAATTAGCACCATTGAAAACTGCCATTGTTTTGGAACCAGCGGCGTTTTGTAGTGTTTGTGTTCCTGACCTATAAAATATTGTACCAGTTCCATCATCTTGAATGTAACTATTCGAACCATCGTGATAAATTTTTAAATCTTGGGCGTCACCAATACCTACACCTTGTGTACCATCACCAACCCTTACAGTTCCAAATGAACCAGTTGTATCATGAGAACCACTTATATTTCCACCAAAGGCACCTAAATCATTTTTAAGTATATTACCTTGATTACCCATACCACTATGAGCAGTACATTTATAAAATAGTCGATTAGCGGTCGCCTTAGTTACTTCTATTTGAGTATAAGCTCCACTTGTACCAGGTGTTCCGACCGTGGTAACACCAGTAGTGTATGTAGAACCATCTTCTGATAAACTAAATACAAAAGGGTGACTATCATTTGTACTATCAGATTGGTCAAAACGATAAATTTTTCCTTCACTAACAACTAAATTAGGAGTTGTTGCCCCTTCGAAAGCGTAATGGTTACCACCATCATCAACTACTGTAACTTCTACTACTTCAATCATGTTTCCTATAACATGAGTACTTGAAGTGACTGCTGCAAACAATGGTTTATCTGTTGTACTTACACCTTGGTCTAAATTTGTGATATTATCGGCCACGGTTTGGTCAATCTCTGTTCCACCAATAGATATCGTGTCTGCTGTAACCTCTAATCTACCAAATGAACCAGTCGATACTGCAGAACCTGAAATCTTATTATCACCGATAAGGATATCAGAAGTTGGTTCCAATGAAATATTTGCTGACGATATTATCTTTAAATCAGTAGATACATCAATGTAATTATTGGCTCCATCTATCTCTAATCTATCTACTCTTGTATTACCACCAGTAAGTACAAGTAAATTATTTGTTTGTGTTGCGGTAAAGTCTCCACCATCAAAGTTTATAACACCACCTTCACCTAAAAATAAATCACTAAATTGTCTTGTTTCTGTTCCGAGAGAAGAGCCATCGTTTGCAATAGGAACTATGTTCCCACTGGCAGAAATATGTTTAAATTCTGCGGTACTACCCGAAACTATTACTTTTTTCCAACTTGCCACTAGCCTATCTCCTTAAATATAATTATGAGTAAATCCAAATAGTACCATCACTATTTATGGCTATTTCCCCAACACCATATTCTTTGTCACCTTCTACTGGTATATCATCATCACCGAGTGACTTTACTGTTACAACATGCTCTAAAGGTGTTACTGCAGTCGTTATAGAACTAATACCTTTAGCTACTGACCATCTTTGGTCATTTTTATCGTGGTATATTGCAGAACCACTATCTACAGATGACCCACTTTGTATAATTAGTCCACTATCTACATTTGTACTAGCAGAACCAGTTGCCGTAAATATAAATTGGTCACCAACTGCTAAATTTGTTGTAGAAAGTGTTGTTGTGTCTCCATTTACTACTAAATTACCATCTATCGTTAGATTTGTTGATACGGTAAGTGCACCAGTAACATCCACTCCTCCCGCATCTACTCTCATTCTTTCTGTATTATCAGTATCGAATAAAATTACATCATCGGTTCCAAAATCAATTGTGTTGTTTTGTGAATTACCACCAATCACAAGTGAATTGTGTTTGACAGATGTAATGGTAGTCTGTGCCGCTTCAACAGCAAATGTTCTATCAGAGGCTAATGTACCACCACCACTTAAACCATCACCTGCGGTTAAATTCCTAGCCTGTAAGGTATCGACATTAGATTCTTCCGTTGTTAATCTCGTTGATATAGAAGCACTTGGTGCTGTAAACGAACCACTTATATTTGTTCCAAATGTAGAATCTGAAAAATCTATTCCTAAATTTTCAGAACCTTCATCCTTTAAACCTGTTCCAGCAAAATCACTAACATCAACATCTACGGTAACACTACCACCAAGAGTAACACTACCACCTGTTTTCAAACCATCACCAGCAGTAATGGTTACTGCATCTTCTGCTAATTTAGCAATTGGTATTTCATCATTGTCTATTTCGGCAACCACGACAGCTGCAAATCCATCAGATATGGAAGATGCGTTAAGTTGACCACCAACTTCGAGATTACCTGCTATATTGGCTAAACTTGCTGTAATTCCACCACTTGCAGTTACACTACCAGTTATCTGTAAATCACTTGTGGTATTAAAATGGGAACCAGTCTGTACAAATATACCAGCAGCAACTCCAGTTAAATTTGAACCATCACCTACAAATGAACCAGTAAATGAGCCAGTAATACGAGAACCACCAATCGTGGAGGCATTTGTTAAATATTGAAAAGAACCAGAACCCCACCTTTTTGATGTAGTTCCTATACCACCTTCAAGGTTGGCTCTTGGTACTATATTTTTTGTTGCCATTTAGATTCTCCTAATCTTAAATAAATATTTATTTTTTAAGTTCTCGGTATAATATCGTCATTAGAATCATATTCATAAAAAACACTCAATCCTTCTGTACCCTCTGATGGCATCAAATCTTCATTACCATCAGTTTCAAATACACTATCTAAGTCTGCAGTTGTAATACCTGTCAAACTACTACCATCACCAAGTAGTTTTCCAAACGAACCAGTTGAGGTATTTGAACCACTTACATGACCACTAGCAGTAACATGACCTATTATATTGTGTGTATCGGTAACTGCATTTCCGAGTATAGTTCCACCCGTTGCCGTTAATACTCCACCTACATCCAAATCATCGGTGATTGTCATATCATCAGTTACTTGTAGGTCTGAAAATGTACCATCTTGTGCTTGTACTATTCCGAATGAACCAGTTGAGATTGCTGAACCACTTATGTTTCCACTTGCGGTAACATGAGATGGTGTAAACACACTACCAAATGAACCAATCGAACTCAACGAACCACTTATATTTCCACCAGTAGTTAATGTGGTTGAGAACAATGAACCTGTTATCTCAACATCTTGAGTGGTATTGAAAGATGAACCCGTTACCACGAATATTCCTGCAGTTTCGGCACCTGCTGAAGCACTTGGGAAGAAAAAGGGACTCCAACTTACAGATGCTCCACTCTTGGTTGCCCTTATTAGTCTATCTTCTGACTGAATGTATATAATCTGTCCGTTTTCAACCCTTTGTACGGTTATACTACCCGTATCTGAACCACTAGCTACAGTTCTAAAGGCACCTGCAACTAATTTCACATCAGTCAATTTGATGTTTCCTAAGACTCCTAAATTTTCACCAAAACTTAATGCCATTTATCTCTCCTATACCTCACTCGATGGTGCTGAACCACTCGAACTTAATAAATGATAGAATTGTGTTGGGTTTGTACTTGCATCAAGAGCGAATATCATTCCCCAACTATCGTTACCAAATACCTTGACTCCAGCATCGGTTCCGAAGTAATGTAAACCAGCAGTTACGGCTTGGTCACTTGATGCATTATCATTAAATACTGTAAATTCTTTTACCGTACTACCACCTAATCCAGCTCTTAAACTTGCAGGTTTTTGAAATACTTGAGATGATGATGGATACAATAGTATAAATTGATGTCCATTATCACTATTACCACTTAAATTAATATTACCAAATTGTCTTACGGTAGAATGACCACTTCCTGAACTTGCTAAGTGATTCACACTTTGTGATGCTACCAATATCATTTGTTTACCATCGGCATTGGTAATTGTTGCATCTCCGATATTTCCTACCTTTAAATGTCCCATAAATGAACCACTTGTGATTCCACTATCATCACCACCACTATCTCCAAGTTGGGTTATAGCGGTCGATTCACTACCATCCAATACTAATACATTTGTATTTTTATAAAAATAAATCATAGGTGTTACGGTTATACTCAACGAACTTGTTGCGGCGTTGAATCCATGTTCATCATTAATATGTGCACTAAAGGAATAACTACTTGCTGATAAGTCTGTATTTGTTCTTATCAAAACAGAATCACCAACACGATGGGAACTGAATAAATCACCATGTGTACCAGTTAATGAAAAAGTATCAAACTGCATATCATCACTTTCAGTATCACTAAAACTCGCACTTGTTACAAATGAACCACTAATTGCATTTTCAGCTGCCAAAGTAACACTACTTGGTGTAAATGATATACTTGGTGCGTTATTCGTCACGACATTAATTGTAACACTTCCACTACCGATATTGTCGTATTGGTCTCTGTATGTAATTGTGGAACCTAATGTATCACCACTCTTACTAACACTTCCACTAAGGTTAAATCCTAATGTTAAAGCTCCAGTTGAACTTACATTAATATCTGAATTTGACGATGTGAATGACGCTACTGCTGCAGAATTTAGTTGTGGTGAATATGTTACACCCAAATCTCCTTGAGTTCCTGTCCTACCATTAGCATTTGTAACAATGTTATTACCATTTGTAGCACTTTCTATTATTCTAAATGTTCCGTTTGTGGTTAATGAACCAATCGGTGCCATTGCTATTGTTATTTCGTGTTTTGTAGTTCCTGTTCTGAACCCATGTTCGTCCTTGATTGAGGCCGTCATTTCATAGTCTGTTGAACCACTCAAGTTTGTGGTCGCCCTAACTAAATAGGTATCACCATCTTTTAAAGTATTTAATTGACCACTTGGGTCTGTGAATGTAAATGTATCATGGTTTAATGTATCACTTTCCGTATCACTAAATGATATAGTGGTTAATGTATTACTTGGTCTTGCTCCATTTGTATTTAAATTAGCACTTGTATTACTGAATGAAGGTGTTGGTGCGTTATTAATACTCATACTAACATTTATATTTGTAGTATTGGTTGTTCCAAAAGCATTTGTTACGGTCACACTACCCGAAACAACATTTCCAACATCGGAATTGTAGCTTGAACTACTTACATCGAATGCTACGGACAAATTACCTACCGAACTGATACCTAAAGAACCACTATCTTTTGTTTTGGATGGAAGTGAACCACTTGGAGTTATATTAAATAATACGGTTTGATTTGAACCTATATCTGCTACAGTTCCTGTTCTACCATTTGTACCTTGACGGATACTTGAACCACTCAGTGCACTTTCAATTATATGAAAACTATTACCACTCACATTAGTTGTTATACTTGGTATTACATCATCAGTTATATTTACCGTGAGTACACCACTTGAACTTGCGTCATTAAAATTATCTTTATATGTTGCTTGATATTGATAACTATCAAAAACATCTGCATTTAAAAATTGACCTGCCTTTAATTGTAGTACTCCAGCACTTGTAATTTGGAATGGACTATTACTTGGGTCACTCTGAGCTGTATTTCCACCACCACTACCACTTGCCAATGTAAGTGCTGTAAAAGTTACCGTATCACCCTCATTATCATTTGTGGTTACGGTTCCGACTGTTGTTACGGAATTAGTATTTGAACCCAAACCAATATCAGGAAAACTACCACTTCTTTCATTCATTGAAAAAACTTGACTTGCCATTGTTGGTGCTTGGTTATTAGTCACATTAACTAATATTGGTAGAGTTGTAATAAATGCACTTGAACTTTGTGTACTACCGAAATGTTGGTCTGATGCACTTATGGCTAAATTATATGAACTTATTGATTCAAAATCAAAACTACCTGTGTTGGTTTTTAATAATAATTGTTTTCCACCTGATATGTCGGTAAAGCTTGAACTAAAGTGATTGTTTGCACTTTGACTCATCGGTGACAATGTGATTGAATCTGATTCATCATCTGTCACAAACATTGTCAATACGGTTGTCCCAGCACTTGTATTTTCATTTACACTACCAGTATTGGCAGTAATTACTGTACCACCAACACTTGAAGTTCTAAATTTTGGTGCTGTATTTGGTATTACTCGTATAAAAATTGTTGCCTGAGAAGTTGTGATATTATCACTTACTTGAACTAAAAATGGATGAGCTTGTGCAGAATCACTTGGTCTTTCCGTAGTATTCATACTAGCAGTTGACATTGTATTTAAGGATATTACCCCACTACCACTATGAATCTTAAAAAAGTTATCACTATATCCACTCTGTGCGGCAAAAGATATTTCACTTGCAAGTGCTTCCGAATCTGTTGCTGTTATCGTACCAACGGATGAACCACTAACTTCGAACTCATTGAGGTCGAACTCACTACCTGAAATACTTGGTGGAGTATTTGGATAAAATACGGCATTTAGAAAATCAACTACACTTCCACTTGTACCAGGATTAAAATTATTATCGAATAAATCTCCTAAGTCGGTATTTAAAACCCTTCGGTTTCCATCATATGATACTTGCTCACTACCACTTACGATACCAACCCTTAAATTTTGTATAGACTCCGAAGTAACTGATGTAATACCAGTTATTTCACTACCATCACCAATTAGTTTTCCAAATGAACCCGTAGAATATTGTGACCCACTTATTGTACCATTATTAATTAGAATTGAACCTGTAAATTGGTGTGTATCATCAGTTGAGTCACCGAATATTGTTGAACCACTCCGTTGTAATGTGGTTAATTGTGTTACTGATGAAGATATTATATATTGTTGTGCTGTTATATTTCCCGCAACTATCAGTTCACCAAACGAACCAGTTGAAGTTGATGAACCACTTATGTTTCCACTAGCAGTTACATGACCAGACAAAACGAGGTCTTTGAATCGTTTTGCGGAAGAACCTAAATCTATCGTATTATCATCTTCAGGTCTCAATAAAGTAGTAGCACTACCACCAAGTTTAATAAATGTATCATCAGGTACTATAATTGAATTAGTAGACCTATTACCACCGCCTCTAATTTCAACACCACTATTATCTTTAGCAGATATGTAAGTACTTCCATCTGATTTACCAGATATTATCATATAATCATTTGAACCTGTATGGAAGGAAGTTTTTAGTCCTACATAATTAGCACCTACAGAATATGCTTCTTCTCCTAATATTAAACTTCCACCAGCTACAGAAAGAGTTGAACCAGAAACATACACATGACCAAACGAACCAGTTCCAGTTGATGAACCACTTATATCCCCATCAACCCTTAATTCAGAACCACCTATATGGAAAGCGACTTCTGGTGAGCCTTTACCATGTGTTCCTATTCTATTTGTAGAAGAATCAGTTTTAAATAAAGGATTATTAGTATCACCTTTTATGATAAAATCTACATCATTACCACCATCATTGAATGTAATATCGTGTGGAGCAGCACCTGCATCGTTTAAATCTATGTATGATATACCACCAATATTAAATCTAAGTCTATCATCTGTAAGATTAATAAAAGTGTTGGCATCATCTTTATGATAGATATATTGTCCAACACTAATATTATCAGTAATGGACAGAGAACCAGTAACACCTGAACTACCAGAAACTTGTAATGAACCCGATAGGATACTATCTAATTGTTTTAATCCTAACTTAGCCATTTACTCTCTCTATCATCTTTTCGTTCTTCCCACCAATTAGTAATTGACTTTGAAATCTTTTTCTTATGTTGAATAGTCTTAGGTTGTTTCATTTTTTCAATAGTTTCCAATGTAACTTTTCTATCGGTTTGAGCACACGACTTACAAACAGAATTATTACCAACCGCCCTATCGAAACTATCCTTTCTTGTGTAGGTTAACATCTTACCACAATCAGGACAAGGCCTATTTTTTCGGTTATTCCAATGGCGTTTTCTCATAGTAATAAATATTTGTAGATGGTAAAACCAATGTGGAAGTAGGGATTTATTTTAAGTTTATGAAAAGTAATTCACCAAGTTTTTCACCAAACTCGGTATCACTTGGATAGTGTGCTCTTGCCATTAATCTCGAATTACTTATCATTTTTCCAATCTCCATAAACTTTTTTTTGTGATGTGGATATTTTTTTCCAAATACTTTTCCAAGTAAAATACCTTGTGTGGAATGACCACTTGGATAAGATGGAGTTTTAGCACTATCTAAATTATGTATTTTGAAATCAGGTATGTTATAAAATTCACCTAATTGAAATGGTCGTGGTCTGTTGTATTTATACTTTAGTTTATATATTATTTTACCACTATCCTTAAGTAACTCTTTAATATATTCTTTTGGATATTCTAAATTACTTTCATCACAATACTTTTTAAATACTTTTTTTATGTCATCACCTTTCATAACAACACTATTTGATATTTTACCATTATTGTAGTCCAACAACCAATGTAATTCTTTTAATGTTTCTTTACTACTATTATCTGGTGGTGGATTGTGAGGAACCATAGGCTCACTAATATGAACGAGTTCTCTTTTCATCCTCTTATTGTGTCTTTCTTTAATAGTATCAGAAAATACCATCTCATCTAATTTTAACAATTCTTTTAATTTAATCATATTTGACCACCCTTGCATCCATCTTAATATTTGGATATTTTTGTTTTAATTTTTTTACAGCGTTTACATTTTTTGGTGAATCATCTAAGAATAATATATCATCATATCCCTTTTCTATCTGACTCTTTACCCAATTTGATTTCTTTTGTGGGTTAGCATCTCCTAATGCAACGACATAAACATCGTTAAATCCGACATCTTTTAAGAACTGCCTTACAGGTTTATAAGCTGCCCGTGCTGTTAATATTGTTAATCTCCTACTACCACTTGCCTTATAGATATTTTTAAATACCTTAAACATTGATTTAATCTGTTTAGGTTCAATCACCTTATCAAAATCAGAAAAGTCAAACTCATCACCTGACTTTTGTTTATATATTGCAAACTGACCAGGTGTTAGGGTTTTCTTTTTACCTTTATTAATCACATATACTTTAGAGTTAGATTTAACTAATGTATCATCGAAATCAAATACCCTAAGTTTTTTCTCCGTTAGTAAATCTACCAACTTAAGCATTAAATTTTCCTTGTGCTATTATCTCATCATCACTTTCTAAAAAGTACCCTATACTATCGGTATCCACTTTAAGTAAAAATGTTGAACCATTTGATTGTTCAATTGTTAATGCATCATGTTCCATGTATTGACCATTTAGAAAAAATACAAAATCATCTTCGTTAGTTGATGACAACCCACTTGGTGCGGACGCGGTAACGGCTGAAAAACTAGCAGTTGAGTTATTAAGTATACTCGAAGCCTTTTTTACAAATGTTTTTCTGATGTAAGTGTCGAATGTTGTTACACTTGACCCTATAGCAGAACCATTTACTTCCAATGAACCATTTACACTAACCGAACCAGTAAATTGGTGAGTATCAGATACCGAATCACCAAATATGGTTGAACCACTACTGAATGATTGAGTCATATGAGTTACCGAAGAACTCACTATATAGTTTTTTGCTATCACATTACCAACTGCTATAATATCACCCTCAGATGTAATGTTACCAGTTGTGGTTATATTTGCAAAAGTAGGACTAAAACTTTCATCAAGACTAAAAGTTTGTATCAATTCATTTGCCCCATCAAATCCTATACCAGTATTTGTTATGGTAATTCCGTTACCTTCATTTACAATATGTTTGTTGGAAAGATTACTTGCTCCACTACCTTGTCGTTGTGTAGTCAATGTAACATTTGTACCATCATCAGGAGTTTGAACGATACTTGCCACACTTAAATCAGTTTCTGCTCCAATAATTAACTTTTTAGGAGTTAAGTATTTTTGCATGGTATGAGGACCTTGAAGTTCATTGAATGAATCAGGTATCAAGTATCCTTTTAAACTAACACTAAATTCTGTTTTTACAACCCTATCTCTGTCAGCTAATTCTGTTGAATCTGTGTAACTTTCGATGTTGGTTTTAAACCTCATCTTACCTGGTTCACCCCAATAACTACCAGCTGACCAATTTATCCTCTCAACCAATCTATTCATCTGTTCTATGTAATGGGTAAAGATGATGAAATCATAATTCAATACCATATAGTCAGGTACGGCAACATTGTAATATTCTCTCTGAGGAACTATTCCTTGTTGAACTGAAAAATTATCGTATCTGTTATTATCAGTAAATTTTCTTTCAAATGTGTAAAATAATTTTGGGTCTAATGGGTCAATTTTATCAACTGCTATCGTATCATCTTTTTCCATACCAGTTCTTCTGAATGCTATAACAGGTAAGATAAGTTGCCGTTTGGAATCTCTCATAAATCCTGTTTTTTGTATTGAGTGCCACCTCTCTGGTGATGCATACATAGTAGGAACCTTTACGGTTTCACCATTTTCGAATACGGTTGGTTTGATAACATTTTCAAAATAGTACATTATAGCACTATCCATGTCCATTAATGTTACTGATATGTCTTTTGGTTGACCTTCAGTAACTTTATATTGTCTTGCTCTATTTAGTTTACCACGAGTACTTCTTGGTTGAGGTTTCTTTCGTGATGTTATAATTTCAGCCACTAAATACTCCTAATTCTTGTTTGGTTTGTAAATGATTGACGAGATAAATGTGCATTTAATGTAACACTCCAATTATTCTCTTGCATTCCACCAATCAATTGATTTTCTAACACCCCATTGACTTCAAAAAATCCATAGTTCCATTCTACAATATCACCAATCTCTGGTGTCAAACTTAAGTCTAAAAGCGTCTGTCTTAGTATATGAAATTGAGAATCTTGTTGTGCATCTGGCCCAAATTCATCGGTATTGTAATCAAAGTCTTGTGCTTCTACAATACACGCTAATTGAACCCCTTGTTTAAAGTTTTTACCACCTACGGCCTCTCCATACATATTTGTTGAGGTATCATAGGCAGAAATCTTATAAATAACAATTTTTTGATTGATTATTCCTTCGTTTTCAGTTCGAAGGTCACCAACCAACTCCTTGTTGATTCTCTCTAAGAAATTTCTATCTCTTTGGGGTAAAAAACGACCAGCCATTTATTTATCCTACGAATATTGGTAAGGGAACTTTTTGTAATTTTTCTTGAAGTCGTGTAGATTCTTCACTATCGGCTTCCATCATGTTTTTACGACTTGCGGCTTCTAAATCTTCCCTTAGTTGTGAAATTAACTGTTCTTTCTCGGCACTTGCCTCACTTCTCAATGTATCTCCGTCTAAATTTACTTCAGCATTTGGTATTGGAACTGAACCATACTTACTTCTTATGATTCCTAATAATTCTTTTGATAATGCAAGTCCATATTTCCTAATCCATTGTTTACCCACATCATTTATGTTAGAATATTCCATATTTTGATAAGGAATATTTGAACTATCTGATACAGTCCCTATTCCTAACCCACTTGAGTCTTGAAATGGTGTATCCTTATCTTCTTTTAGATAATATTGAAAATGTAATTTGTAACTATCTGTTGGATTTGGAAAAATTCTAACTTCATTGTTTATTAATTCAAAAGTATGACCTGATTTTCTAACTTGGTCATTAAATTCTATTGCCTGAATTCTCAATAGGTCTGCGTATATTGGCATCATCATGAATTGAACAGCTGGAGTCATGTTACCCCAACCAAAACTATCCAACATATTGTAACTTCCAGCTCCAGTACCTGCGTATGGGTCAAAATACCTTACAACTGCAGGTGATGCCTCATAAAATACCCTTTGGATTTCCATTCTCTTACCACTTTCACTTGCTTCACCCCATAAATTTTGTAAATCATAAACTTGTTGACCACTAACCACATCAACAGAACCACTTTTCATCTGAACACTACCACCAACTCCTACTTCAGTACCATATTGTTCTGATAATTGGATAGAACGACCAAAGTTAGGTGTAACCCTTTTGTGTGTTACATCATTAGATGAACCAGTCGGTTGTCCTTGTAGATGAATTAAGTTTTCTCTAATGTTAAATGAATTTACTTGAGATGAATACTCACTAATTGATTCCTCTAAACACGCATAAAATTGTGAATCTTGCATTTCAATTGCCATAATTGGATAACCCAATCTCTTAGCACACCAACTTGCAAATTTAGGTGCATCTGATTGAAATGTTGAATCTGTATCATAAAGATTGAATGGTGTATTTCCACTTACTGCGGAACCACTTCCTGGCCATATGGCTTCCATAGAATTCTCCTAATTGGATATATTACTTCTAATATAAATATCAAAGATACAAGAAATCTCGAATAGGCACAAAAAAGGGGAAGAAAAACTCCCCCTTTAATGTAAGATTGATTAAATTAAGTTCGTAAACTCAATTAAACCATGTTGATGTCTGCGACAACAACTTTTCCGTAGAATTCAGGTCTTACCATCTTCTTCGCGTATCTTGTCATTACACCCTTACGAGGAGTGAAATTAACAGGATCGTAAACAAGAGGAGTCATGATTAACGGAACATACGGTGCGTATACTGCTCCAGTTTCTAAGAAATTACTTCCTCTGAAACCAAGTAGGATATCATTTTCTAACATATAAGGGTTCTTATAAACCGTATATCTGTTATTCAATGCTCCAACTTTCTGTACACCCATTGCGTATGATGTGTTAGTTGCGTTACCATCAGTATCAGCAGCGTATCCAGGTATGGATTCAATTACAGTTGCAGTTTCAGGTGAAACAACAATGAAATTAGCACCACCTCTTAGAGTCTTCTGATGTATCGCGTTACTTACAGCTTGTAGTTTGTTTCCAAGTGTTTGGAACCAAGTTCCTTTTGTGTAAGCATTTGAATTACCAGAAACTTCAGAGAATAAGGAAGTTACTGAATCAAACTCATATCCAACCTTTGCTGACCAGTACTCAGTCTTAGCGTTAGCTTCAGACTTTAATAGGTCAAGTATTTCCAAATCAATTTCCATTGAAATGTACTCACTTAACATAGAAGTCAATTCAGCTTCTGCGTCAACAGAATGGTAAGCGTTAAGGTCTTGAGCTAACTCAGGAGTCCATACTGCTTTAAGTTTACGAGTTTTCGCAACAATAGAAATCTGTCTAAGTGCGATATCGATTTCAGGAATATCCACATCATCAGCACTATTTGGTGCAGGTGTTGTAAATGTACTTTGTTCGAAATCACCTCTGACAGCTTCAGTAGGTTGCTTGTGATATTTCACACCAATTCCAGCTGCGTCCATACGACCTTCTGTAGATTTCACATAGAAATACACATTGTCTGCGTCGAAATAAGAGTAAGCAGGATAGTGAGCTGAGATATCAGAACCACTAACTTCGAAAGCTCTAATTCCGTTCAAATCTGCATTAGGTGCAGCTGCTATGAAATTAGACCTTGTGACAGTCAGTTTGATTATCTGGTCTGCTGCTGTAGTAGCAATAGATGCAGATAGGTCTGGTTCGAATTCTACTTCTTTCCAAGAAGCAGATGCTTCTGTGATGTTTGAGTTTACAATAGTGCTAGATACATTATCATTGATAGAGTATCCGAATTTACCAGCACCATATAAACCACCGCTTGCATCACTTGAAGCTGAGGTGTTACCATGTATATGTTCACCTTTATTATGGTTCGCTGTTTGTGCAGTTCCATACTTGAAGTCAAGATAGAAAATTAGACCACTTGGTAGGTTCATAGGTTGAACACTAACAAAGTCTTGAGCCGCTAACTCACCAAAGATTCTACGAACCAATGGTAATGCAACACCACTCCATTCTTCTGAACCACTACCACCAGTTTTTGATGATTCATCAATTAACTGACGGGCTTGATTTTCAAGAAGTACGGCCATACCGTGTTGCTTGTTATTGTCTTCAATACCTTCAAGAAGTCCAGTGGGTTCCCACTTTTGAACTAATTTTTGGGTTTCTGCCAAACGAGAACGAACAGGATCGTAAGAATCCATGAGCTTTTCAATTTTTCCAAATGAACTCATTTTAGTTCTCCAATTTAAGTTGTTTAAGATTGATTAAAGAATCTTGGCAAGTTTCTGAAAGCGTTCTTTTAAATCAAATCCTTCAGAAATTACTTCTTCAGTTTTTGGTTTAGTTGAAGCTACAGGTTTTGAACTTGAACCCTTTGATTCTTTAATAGGTTTACTTGGCTTGCTAGCCACTTTGTTACCAAAAGATTCGGCCAAAGTTGAAAATACCAACTTGACTTCTCTTAGGTTTGTTGCTCTGTCGAAAGTCTCCACAACTTTTAACTTCTGTTCATTATTTAAACCGAAATTACGGAATAATTTATTAGTAAACAAAAGTTTAGCGTTGAGAAGATTAACTTCATTCAACTTTCCACGCAGATATTTCACTACATTTCTATGTTCTTCTAAGTCGGACTTAAGAGTGTTTACTTCTTCTTTCACATCTTCTTCATCATCACCCTCGTCTTTAGGGTCTTCTTCTTCTTCTGTGAGAGCTTTTAACACTTCTTCAAGGTCAATGTCTTCAGAAACTTCGATATCTTCTTTCAAATCGTCTACTATTTCTGAATTTTCATCTTCCTTACCGGCAGGTTTATCAGAACCTTCACCTTCAGGACCTTGTCCAATCTTAGTTGAATCACCAGCTTCAGGTTTTAACTTGTTGTCAGCTGCACCGATTTCAGATGAGACATCGTTTTCACTTATTTCATCTTCGTCTTCTTTATCGTCGCCTTCTGCGATTTCATCTTCGTCTTCTTCTTCGGTTACAGTTTCACCTTCCAACTCAGCTAACACAGCTTCTAAGTCAAGGTCTTCAGAATATCCTTCGTCCTCGTCTTCTTCTCCGTGTTCACCTTCATGCATTCCTTCATCTTCGTCTTCTTCCTCTTCAGATACTACTGGAGCGTACTTAACACCATCGATTTCGATTACTTTGGATTCATCGTATCCTTCGTCTTCGTCTTCAACTTCATGGTGCATTTCGTCTTCATCTTCGATTTCATCAGCGATATCAGCTACTTCTTCACCTTCTTCAGGTTCTACAGCAACTTCAGGTGCCTCAGGTGCTTCAGGTGCATCTTCATGTTCACCTTCTTCTGCATCTTCGACTTCGTCAGCCACTTCATCAGCAACTTCATCTTCATCTTCAATTTCAGATTGTATCTTCTGAGATAGCATAGATTGAATGCGTGGAGTGAATGCTTCTTCGAGAGCTAATTTAGCGTTAGCAAGTGCCGTTTCACGGACAGCTTTAGCATCAGCTATAGCGTCTTTTAAAAGGTCATCCATTATTGATCTCCTTTGAGATTGTTGAGTTTATACTCAACGGATTTAGTATAGTTATTGGGAACTATAATGTGATTACATTATCATCGGTATGTCATATAGGATTAATGACATATTCTTGTGTATATAAGTATATACAAGTTGAAAAATCGGTTATTTTTGTTTAGAAAATTTATATTTTTCTTTTAGTGATTGTGTAGGTGGTTCCCCACACCAATCAGGATTTCTTTCCCTTTGTCTAATCCAATTTCTTACTTTGGCTAGTTTTCTCTTTTCTCTGTTTTTAACCGATGGTTTGGTATAGAATTCTCTTTCTCTTAATTCTAACATCAAACCACTATCTTTTACTTTACGCTTTAATATTCGTAGTGCGTGTTCTACATTGTTCTTACGAACCTTTACTTCTAACATAAAAACCTCTGTGTCTTTTATCTATAATTTGTATTTACTCTTTTCCTGTGAGTTGTCTAATTTGTTGTTTAATCTTATCCCTCTTCATCCTTAAACCTCGTGTTTTTCTATCACCAAAAGGTTCATTTTCTATTTGTGCTATCTTCAATCTTAATGGTTCTAATTGCTTTCTTAATATTTGGGCTTTCTTATTTTCTGCTTCACCCTCATTTTTAGCGGAATAGTTATCATCCACATAATTAAAAAATTCTTTTTTCTTATCATCGTCTAATTCATCAGGTGAACTTATACCAAATTTTTTCATGGCTGCTTGAAAGAATTCTTCATACTCACCTTCACGAACCATACCATTGAATTCTTCTTTTACTTCATCACTATCATCTTTATCACCATTTATTTCATAATAACGACCAAGAATGTGTCCCATATCTTCATATAAAGTAGACATTCTTTCTTGGAGAGATTGTGCTTCAGAAGCTACTTTTTTAAATTGATTTGAGAGACCAGTTAATTCTTTCATGTTACGATTTACTGTGATTTTATCGAACCAATCTTCGGTTTCTTGTAAGGTATGCTGTTTTGCTGTTTCTGCAAGTTTTGAAAGTTTAGACGCTAATTCTTTTAAATTACCCTCACGATAAATTTCATTACCATAGGAATTGTATTGTCCAATTTCTTGTACAAATTCCTTTACATTGATTTTAGGTTTTGAATCACCATACATATCCTCAACAATGTTAGTCAACTTAGTAGACTTTTGAGTTCTAAAACCCATATCTAAGTTGGTGAATGCCGGTCTTGAAACCACACCACCCATAGTTGTGATATCTTCACTTAATAAATCTTTTAATTTTTTTGACATTTTGTCTCTCCTAATTACAAATAAATATCTACTTTCTTAATTTTTTGTCCTTTGAATACCTTCTAAACCCATCACGAACCTTTCTCCATAACATTTTCATAAAGGGTCTTTCTCCCTCGTGTGTTCTGTTTAACTGGCCTGTTTCAATACCTCGTGTGATATCCATAGCATCATACTTACCACCCTTAACACCATCCATCATAATCTTTATAACTTGTTGTGAAGCCTTACCTAAATGTTTTGACATTTTTCTAATATCATTATCTATATGTATTTTTGCTTCTTTTGAACTATATGGTAAAGTATTTACCTCACCAAATCTTTTTACTCTTTTACCCCTAACATCTTTTAATCCACCTAATATTTCATCATCATCATCTTCATCGTCCCAATCAATGGCAGATTTTGTAGATTTTTTAAAAGCAAGAGGTGTTTGATATCCTGGTACATAAGCTGTTGTTGAGGCTTCATCTTGGAACTTATCATCTAATCCATCCTTACCATCCAAATAATTATATACAGATTGTAAATAATCCATAGACTTAGTTAACTTTGATTGTACCCAAGCTGGAAATTCAACCTCACCATCACCATCCTTATCAACATTTTGAATGATTTTATAAATCATCATAGCGTATTTTTGACTTCTCTCAAGTTGAGATTTAGCCATGGAACCCTCGTGGTCTTTTTTCTCGTTCAGTAAATCTTTAAGTTTTAACATATATTATTTTAACTCTGTCCAATCCTGTGGATTAGAGTATCGTGATTTATAATACCATTGTTTTTCTTTGAGGTTATAAATGTAAGCGTATTCCTCACCACTATCAAATTTTACCTTGTCTCTATTACCCCAATTACTCGTCATTCTACCTTTTTCACCTCTATCTCTACCATAGAATACGGTAACTCCCTTGTTAGGTTTTTCAAAGGAATGGTCTTTATTCCCTTTTATTTTTGGGCCGATTGTGGAAATTCCTGATTTACCGAGTTTTAATAATTCTTTTGCTTTTGCAGGATTGTTATAATACTTTTTTAAATGTTTTCCTGCCCATTCAGGATAACCATCGTAATGACCATAAGTGGATGTAATCTTACCATTAGGTTGTTCAATACCAACCAACCAACGAGTTCCTTCTGTAATAGTTTTCTTTTGATGGGCTTTCATTGTATCTTCAAGTGTTGGTAATGGTTCACCAAACTTTCTGTTCCAAACGGATTCTGTCATTAATTTTTTTAATTTAATCATTATCTACTCCTAAATGTAGTAAGGTTTCCAGTATACTTTTCAATCATATCATGTAATTGGTCTACATATATACCTTTGAGTTTCTTAGTAACTTTCCATTGATACTTGTATACCTTTCCAAATGTCAAGTTGTATAAATCTTTTCCTCTATCGATATCAATAATTATATGAGAAATCCTTTTTGGGTTTTTTCCAATGTGTAGAATCAATCCATCCTTACCAACACCCTTAGATTTCACACCCATCAACATTTCAAATTTTCTACCACCCAATTGTCTCATTATTTCTTGAGCTTGTGACTTAGAAACAGATTCTACCAAATTCATCTTACCATTGGTTTTAACTTTTATAAGATTCATTTTTCCATATTTCTTACCCATCTTCTTCATATGTTTCTTAACTTTATTTAAGTTATTGTCCTTGAAATAGACTTGGTCATAATCTTGTTTCTTTTGGTTGAATTTATCCACGATAGCGTATACATCTTCATTTACGGATTCATCTAAATCACCTTTCTTAAAATCTTTTAGGTTCTTTACCACTTGTGAACTACCAACTTTACCTATATGAAAACCACCGGCTTTAACTCCCAACTCAATTTCACCTACTCTACTAATGTATACTGGTAGAACAGCTGAACCTCTTTTGACTGGTTTACCACCTATGTCTACTTTATTACTTGACTTAACTGTATAGAATCCACCCCAAGCACCATTATGAAAACTTTGTTTCATACGATTAAATTTTATCACTTTTATTTTGGATTGTTTAAAAACTTTATCCATATATTTCTTAAATTCACTTTTAGGGTCGAAATACATTTCTTCATTTATGGATTCATTAGCTTGTTGAAGTGCATCTTTAACTTTGGAATGTAATGATATTCCCTTGAAATACTTCTCAATCTTCTTGACTGCTCCAGTCATATCACCACCCATTGATTGAGCTATCTTAACTGCCTTATCGACTTTTGATTTTGGAAACAGAGAATCAAGGAAATCTCCTTTCTTCTCATTTATAGATTCTTTAATTTTTTGTAGTATTTTTGGGTCTTCATCACCAAACATACTAATCAATGTATCTTGTATTTCACCTCGTGAGTATCTCATCTGTTTTAATTGTCGTTTGGAATTATCTATCGCACCAAAAATAGGATTGTATCCCTTTTGTTTTAAAAGTTTTTTGACTTGTGGTCTCATCTTTGTGCGTTCATTTACGGATTCCATCTTTGCTAGATGACCCATTATTGTTGCCATTCTTGCTGGGGTTATACCCTTGTAGGTTTTTTTGATGTAATCATAGTATTTAAGTTTTTCTGTAGCATCCTTTTCGGTATCACCTTTACTAATGAGATACTTTTTAACCTTATCCTTATTTTCTTTAAAGGATTCTTTCTTTAACCTACTCTTTTCGGCTCTACCTCTATTTTTAGATTGTGCTTCGAATCCCACTATCTTTCCCCCTTTGTGTGATGCATCTTTACCATCACCATTTCCATAAGTACCTTTCTTACGATTGTACTTATTTAATTCTGCTCTATACTTTTTGGCCTTTGTAGAAGATTGAAATTTCTTGTATTCGGCTTTATAGTCTCGTTTCTTTGTTTCCTCAACGGATTCTGTAACCCAATTTGATTTATCAGCATCTTTACCACCATTTGGTATAATTATCGCATGACCACTTTCTTCCCAATTTTGAGCTGGTGGAACATCCGGGTCACCAGGAAATGAAGTAAGTACAGAATGTGATTTCCCATCTTTTAAATCTTGTTGAACATCAGAATCACTTTTTAACTCATCATCCATAAAATCTGAATTGGATGGTCTAACTATTACATTTAATTGGTCGGTTGAAAATTCTTCTTTGTCAGCATCAATAATATAAGCATCAACTTCTTTCATAATTGGTTTATTTTTTTCTCTATCATATCCAATCTGTTTCTTAACTTTAATTTTTTTCGCGTTTGGATGGTTCTTTTCAATATCAGAAGCCTTTTGTACTAAATTAAATCCAGCATTTGGAACTGTTGTGGTATGTACTCCACCACCCTTTTCATAAAATTCTTCAGGTATTTCACCTATAGCACCTTGAACATCATCTATACTAATTTTATCGCTGAAAACAGAACCTTCACCTGGTTTGTTGTGTCTAGCTATATGTTCTCTTGTACCTTTTGCAAGTAATACATTATTACCACCAGTTGATTTTATATGGGAAGCTCCTCCTGGTTTTTCTGATACTTTTCCCTTTGATTTATCATCCTCTTTTTCTTTTTTAGCATCTATGGCCTTTTGAGATTGTGGATGTTGTCTGATGTAGTCCTGCTGTTGGGCAGCTGACTTTTTATTCCACCATTCCTCATCCTCACGGAGTTCTTCTCTAACCATGTTGGTTATCCACTCCTTCATTCTTTTATTATAATCGTCCATAGGTTCTTCCTCATGTTTCACCCAAACTGGGTGTTCTTCACCACTATATGGTCATGTGTGGTGGGTACTCATTATAATCCAATCATATCAGCTGCAACTACAAAGTTGGCTGTATCACCTTTTGATTTATCCAAAGGTATAATTCTTACTCTTTTAAATGTTTTCTTTAACATCATAGCTAATTTTTTTGCTTCCATCTTATCATCGAGGAAGTAACTTAGACTTCCACTACCAGTTGCCATATCCACTACTGATTTTACACCTAATGATTTGGCTAACTTGGTCATGATAACTGACATCTTATCGGATATAGCTTCTGCTTTAATACAATTTCTATATCTCTTACCAAACATAATTTTGGTTTTTCTTTTAGGATGAGTCTTGTACCCTTTTTGACAAGCCTCACATACACATCCTTTTTTTTCTTCTCTATAGGCTATTCTACCACTTTTGGCTTCTATACCAAACTTATGATTTGGATACTTTTTTCTCAAAGAAATTAAGTATGCTGGAATCTCTTTCAACATCTTTACAGATACTCGTGTTACTACTTTATTATTTTTACTTACAATAATACTCCAAGGTCCTGCAGTTCCGTGTTTACGAATAGCTTTCATCATGTTAGAGGTTTTACTTTCCTTTACCCTTTTAGGTAAGTCATCGTGGTCTGTTTTAGCGTATTTCTTAACGGACTTCTTACTCATTGACTTTGCTGCGTCTTTTACGGCCTTACTAACCTTACTAGCTGGTACTTCACCTTTCTTGTAGGCATGTACCAATCCCATAAACTTCTGTTGTTGTTGGGATTTAGCTGGCAACTTATAATCCTTTTTTAACTAAACGAACATACTTCATTAACTCATTTGGTTCTATACCAAGATTAGATACCACTTGACCAAGAATAGCTAATTTTCTTTTTCTGTTCAAATTACCTTTTTGTAAAGCATCTATGAATTTATTCATAAATCTTTTTATCTGTGATGGAATTGGTGCGTCAAATGCGTCTTTTTCTTCTTCATTTATTTCTTCTTCAAGACGAAAAGTTCTCCACTTATTTTCCATATCCATTTGTTGTTTAGGATTCATTCCCATTTTTATTCTCCACTATGTTGGATTTCCGTTTCCAAAAATCTTTCTAATACACTTCTCTTATAAAGAGAACTTAAAATGTTTTTATGATTACCTTTTTTAGAGTCTTTGTAGACCTCATATGTAATCCTTTCAATACTTTTCTGTAGTTGTTTTCTCGTCATCACACCATACCCTTGAATCTGTATTTTTGCATCTAATGGTGTCTCTACTCCTTTTTTTGGTGGAGTTAGTTTTGCCTCACGGACATTTCTTAATAATGACTTTAAACTAATCATTAAGTTCTGTCTTTACTACGATATTTCTTTAAAATTTTATCCCATACTTTATAAGAATTCTCCATGTCCTTTACTGCAGAATTGAGTTTCTTTCCTATTTTTTCCATATGTGAGTGAAATTCTTTCGTTACATTATCATAAAGACTTCTATCATTCCAATCATACATATCAGATTCTCTTGGGCCGTAATCATCAAATCTCTCTAACTTGTCAAATATTTTTCCCCAATCTCTATAATAATAGGATACATCATCTGATTTTTTAAACTGAGGTATTGAAATTTCTTTGATAGGTTCTTTAGAATCTTGGTGTTGTTTCATCACACTATCTAATGTGGGTAATGCATCACCAAATTCTCTTTCGAGATACTTACTTTCCTTTATTAAATCTTTTAATTTTTTCATTAGCCCTCTCTGATTATGTCGTTTATGATACTTTCAACTTTACAATATTCACCACAAGTTCTACCTGTTGGTATTTCATTTCCAACACTTTCTTTCATAGGGTATAAGAAAGCTCCGTGTGTTGAAGGATTTGATACAAAATCAAATGCAATTAATTCAAAGTCTTGTCCTACTTGTTGTCCATCACCTTCTTGCATAGGTTCAACGGAACCCATACCACGAGAACTAATACCAAGTTTGATTCCAGCCTTAAATAATTCTTTCAATATATTACCACTTGGTGTTCCCAAAACTTCAACGGTTCCAACCAAGTTATTACCTTCCCAATTCATTTCCGTAACATTGTGGGATACATTCTGTAAATTTACTACAGAACTATCAGGATGGTCTAACTCACCTAAAGCCCTTTTTTGTACAACAAATTCTTTTGTGTACTTTTGACTTTCTCTTTCTAAAATTTCACGAGGATACACACGACCATTTTGGTTTTTTGCGTTAGCCCTTTGTAGTACACCATGAACTATTAACTTACCACCATTTTGTGAAATGGATTCGTTTATCTGTTCAGGTGAAATTTCGAATGGTATGTAATCTACTATTAAGTCTTTCATCAACTTTTCCTCATCATTATTTCATGCCTTAATTCTTGGAGTTTCCTAATCCAATTATCAAGGCGATTAATTAAGTAATTCTTTGTTACATCTTTTTTATGTATCTCTGTATGCCATCTTTTCAACAAGGTGGAAATTCCATACAAAGAGTCCATATAAGACTTTTTGTTTTCTTCAAACGACATGGGACTATCTTAGTTGACCGACCTTACCTGCTAACTTTACTAACCTCTCACTAATTTTTTTGAGTGCTTTATGTGTGTTTTTCCAATAATCCCTTGAATCAACATTTAATTCATTCTTTAATCTTAAATTCATATCGATTGTCTTTTCTAAATTTTTCAAACTATCACGAGATTCTCTCATTGCCATTCCAATTTTTTGTTTTGCTGTCAATGAGTCGTCATTACGAAAATCATGATATTTACCTTCTTTTCTCAACTTTGGGTCGTTGGCATGAAAATTGTCGGTGGATACGGTGGGATTTGTATGTCCACCATCATATCCAGCTTTCTTTTTCTTTTTACCTTTTTTTCTTTTATCTGAGAATGCGAAGGGTGTTTTATAAGAATCGTTACCTACTGATGCAGTAGAAGTTGCCTCATCTAACTCTTGTTGAATGAGCCTTCTTATAAACTCTTCGAGTTTACTTTGAGCGGACATTGTCAAGCTCCTTAATGAGTTCGTAATACCTCATTAGAGAAATAACTTGTTTGTCCTTGACGATACTACCTTTGGTAAGGTTATTCATTTGATTGATTGCCTCTTGGAGTTTTATTCTCGTTATATCATCATCAATTTTTGGTAGATGTGAATTTAAGGAATCTTGTATTGTTTTTACTTCATCATTGACAAACTCTCTTAGAGAATTGGTGTTAGAGATATTATTTATATATTCTTTTAAGAGATTTTTTTGTGGAGTATTCAGAGTTTTATATTTTTTATTAAAATTATCAACCATTAGTTGATATGATAATAATCTAAGGTCTTTATCTTGACCTTTAAATTCTTTTATGACTTCATTATCTTTCTTGATGCCCGTTGACATCTTTTTACCAGTAATGTGTTCTATAATAGTAAAATTACTATCCACTTCATCTAATGGATTAAGAGATTCGATTGATTCTGATAGGAATAATTTGTAAATTGAAGCATGAACTTTATAATTTGGTATACGAGAACGGAAAAAATCTTCGGTCTTGTAAGTTTCACTTATAGACTTTATCAAATTATATTTTTCGTTTTTGATTTTTTTACTGTTTATCTTAGAACGAGACTTTAAAACAGCCTCAATTAGTCTCTGTGCTTTAGCAGTAGAGTTATAATTTGTTTTTACTAAAATTTGATAGAGTTGATTTTCCCTTCCAATTTCAGTTTTTTCGTTAAAATACTTCTTGAGCAAATCAATTGATTTACTTTTGGTGTCATCACTTATGATGTCTTGTGTAATTTGTCTTGATAACAACTCGAAAAGAATACCTGTATTCTTAATTTTCGAGTGTTTAGCTCGTTTACTCATGTATATACTCCAATTCTCTGTATAATATCTCTTATATAAATATAAAAACTTCTAATAATTCGTTATTTAGAATCATCATTTAAAGAATTAACATCATCTGAATATTCTTTTTCAACATCCATCGTCTCTTCTAAAAGTTTTCTATCGTTTCTACTTAGTTTTTTTAAATCTTTTTTCATGGCGTCATAATGTGAGAGTGCTATTCCATACTGCTTTCTCCTATCATGACTTCCTAATGGGTCTCTACCACGAGCTCCACTATCTTTTCCGTACTTTCCACCTTCTTTTGGTCTTCCACCGATTTCTTTACCAGTTCTACCAATGTTTGGTTCTTCTCCATCCCCACCTTCAGGAGGAACATCACCACCTATATCACCCATGTCATCCGTTCCACCCATCATGGCTCCTTGTGTTCCCATGGCCTGACCACTTTGTACTGGGTCATTCCCTTCTTGTTCTATCTGATCCCATCTAAACTTTCGTTTTTGGTCTGCTATTAATTCTAATCTCATTTTTTTCTTTTGTTCTTCAGTAAATTTGAATACATTATCATATACCCATTCAGTAGATGCCATTTTAGAATCAATCATGGATTGTCCAAGAGATTGTTTTGAATTCCACAATTCAATTTTTTCTTCTTCATATATTTTTGATGGATTTGTAAGGTTTAGTTCAAAATTGACCAAGTCTTCATCTGTATATCCTTGTGAATAAAGGTGTACAATACCAATTTTTGTTAACTCAGAAATAAGAATTCTCTGTATTCTTTCAATCGTTCTAGCAAATCTTACATCTTCAGCTGCTAATGTTGCTTTACTTCCAAGTGATTCTTCATATCCTAAGAATGCTTTGGGAACTTTTAATGCTGCCATTAACTTGTTTCTCAAATATTCAATATCATCCGTAGCCTCATAGGTTAAACCTGGCAGTCCTTCTATCTGAGTACCACTATCTCCACCACGAACAGGTAGGAAAAAATCTTCTGTTAAATTCTGTATATTATACCTTAAGTTGTAATCACCATCTTGATCCATAACTGGAGCCTTTTTCATTTTGTTGATTATCTTTTGCATAAAGTTTTCAACTTCTGCTGGTGGTATGTTTCCAATATCAATCTTAAACACTCTCTTTTCAGGTGCTCTCATAATACGATGTATTAACATGGCATCTTCCATAAGAGATAATTGTTTCCAAATCTTACGGGCTCCTTCAATCATACCCTTACCATAAGGTAAAAAGTTTGAATCACTCAATAATCTAAAATGTGCTACTTCATAATTTTGAAATTCTTTTTCACTTCTCTGATTAGAATGTCTATTATCAGCATCTTGTACATGAAAATTTACCATGTAAGGTTCTGAGGGGTCTTGACCTTCTATTCTTGTTACATCATATGTAGAAAGGGGAACCACATTTGTAATACCATACTTATCTTTAATATCTAAATACAAGTAAAAATCACCATACTTACATAAATTACGAACCCAAGGCCATAGGTTGAACTCGACATTCAATATATCGTAATATAAATTATGTAAAATATCATAAATATTTTCATTATCAGATTGAATTGTCAATACTTCTCCATATTCTGACCTCATGGTTGATTCATCAGCGTAAATATCGAGAGCACTTGAAATAATGGCGTCGTTATCCATTTCTTCATAATCTCTAAACAATCCTATTTTTTGAGATTGAAATGTAATCTGTTGAGATTTACCATATCCACCAGTTGCTAAATTACTATATAATCTTGAATATCTATCTACAAGATTATCTTTAGACACCTGTTGTAATCTATTTGTATCTGCAATCTTTAATTTTCTTCCACCTGCATGTCTTACGATTACATTTGTGGAAAATAATCTTTTTAATCTTGCTCTTAATTTTGATTCGGCCATTTTATCCTCTTACTTTATTAACCAAGTTAGGTCTTCTTTTTTATCACCAACATCCATTGTCCAACCTTCTTTTTTATTTTCACTTGGTATGTAGACTGCTTCATAGTCTATCATTCTATTTAATACATCTTTTTGCAAAGCCATACCTTCGGCTCTAAGTCGGAGGGCTGTATCTCGTACCCATAGTCCGATAGCTAAACTCATGATAAGGTCATCATTATATCCTTGCATCGCCTCGGCCCTATTGTTGTTATATATAAATACAAACAACTCATCTATTAATCGTGAAGATTTAGCTATTACTGACTTTTCCCTAAAATATTCTTCTAATTTAGCAATAACTAAAGGTCTCGTTTTAGATGTAGTACTAAAGCCAGGTACCATTTGTCTATCTGAATTTCTATATCTATTTGTTACTTGCCTTGCTACATCTACATATTGTAAATCTTTTGAGGTATAGAATAAATTATCATATTGTCTATCTATCACTTGTTGAATGGCTGCCCAACCAATACTTGAGTTCTCAATAACCAATAATGCATTGTTATATTCTTGAGCTACATTCATACACAAGTTACCAAAATCTTTGGTTGAAATCTTACCTTTATATTCTGCCACTTGTTCCATACTATCTACATCTATCACATGAAATGCAGAAAAATCTTTTCCATCTCCTCGAGCAACATCAGCCGCTAAAACATAATCTTTAGTATAATTCGGAGATTTCCAAACCCACAGATTACTATCAAATCCTCTCTTCTCTAATGGTTCTTCTATGTGTTTAATCTTATACTCTTCTAAAATTCTTGGGTCAACCACACCTTGACCTGAAGTGATGAAGTCACAATCACATTCTTGTGCAGCTTCAGATGGTCCTAACAACTTATCTTGTTCATCTCTCCACTCTTGTTTTCTATCAGGATGAACAGTCCAATGAAGTTTAATCATATTCCAATCGTTACTTCCTTCTTCTGCCCCTACCCAAGTTCTATGAAACCAATTACCCACACCATTAGGAGTAGATAGTGCAATACATTGTCCACCAGTAGATAGTGTACTTTGTGCAGCAGTCCATATTGTATCAATCTTGTCGATGAATGCTGCCTCATCGATTACGAGTAAGGATAGTGCCTCTGAACGACCTGCGTCTTCGGTACTTGATATCGCCTTTACTTGAGAACCATTTGAATATCTAAGTGATAATTTATTATCCTCAACACACTTTGACCTTACCCAACTCGGTAGGTTTGCGTGCATCACTCGAATTTTCGTAACTAAATTTTTAGCGGTATCTTGTTTGGTAGCAATTACCAATATATTTTTATCTGTTTGAAATGTCATCATCCATAATGCATATCCTGCAGTTAATGTGGATATACCTAACTGACGAGCCTTTAAGATGACATTATAATTATTTTCTTTAAAATCTTTAAGGGAAGCCTCTTGAAATGGATATAGAGCAAAAGGAACTTTACCTTTGAGTGGATGTTGAATCACTGCATACTTCTTTAAGAAATACACAGGATCGACTGCACATTTTAAATACTCTTGTTTGATTACCTCTTTGATTTTAGCTTCAGACATTTATCTCAAGACATATATTACACCAGTAGCACCGATTGCTACCTTTTTAACTCCAATCGGATAAAATGTACCTGCCAATAATCCATCAGCATCAATTGTTCCACCATTTGAGCAATGAATAACAACATTACTTGCGTTTCCTACAAGAAATGCTCGTCCTTCATTTGAACCACTAAAAGCTACGGTTGTACTTGAAGCCACTGTTGTCGAGTTATTGTAAGTACCGAGATTACCTCTTACACTTGGGGGTGTTCTACCGACTATTCCCATTATTTTCTCCTATATATATGTATATAATTATTACTATTTTGAAAACTTACGAAGGAATTTGACTGCATCATCTACATCTTCGTTATCAAATACTTCTACCATCTTATTAATTTCATTCTTAGTTCTTGTAAGTTTTCTTTTGGCGTTTGCTACGACCTTTTTATTAATTCTTTTTCTACCCAACAATTTATCTAAATCTTTTTGTAATTGTTTTTTTTCTTGTTTTTGATTTTCTATTATTTCTTTCAACTTAACAATTTCATCAGGTGTTTTATGAAAAAGTGATTTAATCCAGTTAATAATCATCCTATTATCTCCATCATTTTTTTGTATTGTGATTCATTTCGTGTTTTATGTGGTTGGTCAAAATCACTATCATCTGGTTTTTTGTATTTTGCAAAATCGTCTTTATCACGAGTGACTTTTTCTTCAACTTTTTTTATTCTAAAATTAACAACCTTTCTTCCGTTAATTGTTGGCATTCCATGTTCATCTTTACCAATCTCTTTTACTTTAATTTTTTTATTTTTGAATTTACCACCCAATATGGTATCTCCAATACTTACATCTATTGTAATAGGCATTAGTCTTCTCTCCAACTTATCATTAAATTTTGACCATCTAATTTTTCAGTAACATTATCCTCACGACTTAATTTTCCACCAAGTCCATTTTCAATAATCTTTTTCAAATCACCGAATGTTAAATCCTTATCATCAAATGGATGAGCCATATGTCCATAAGCACCGCCTTCATTGAGTAGTTCTCTTTTGACCATGTCATCCCACCATTCTTTTGTTAATGGACTAAATTTATCCTTTTTCATATTCATAAATATTAAATCTCTATAGTTTCGAGTTCTTCTTGAGTCTCTTGTTCCATCTTATCAAATTCTGCTAACGCCTCGTCAGCCATTTTTTCTACCTGTTCTGTGTTTTGACTCCACTTTTCTGTTTGTAATTCTAATTCTTTTACACCAACTTGGTCATGAACTTCAATCGGCTTAGATGCTTCTTTACGCCAGTCTTCTACTCCACTTCGTTGGTCTTTAATCCAAGCTAATTTATTACTCAATACTTTTTTTCTTTCCCAATCTTTATATGTACCATTTGCTCTTAATTTAGCCTCAAACTTAACTTGACAATCAAAACAATGGTCATGCAATCTATACATTTTATCGTCTAAATGACTCTTCATTGTCTTTTTACATTTAGGACAGAACCAAGGTGTTCTTGCACCTTTAAGAGCATCTGTCCTATCTAATGTTTCTTGTCGTTCTTTTACAATCTGTTCTTGTCGTTTTTTCTTTTCATCCAAATCTTCCATTTGAACATAAATCTTTTTCTCAACTTTATCACCACGAGCCACTCGTCTAATATTGTCTATCTGTCTTGCTCGTTCTCGATGATTTGATGATAATATACTGTCACTCATAACCTACTCCTAAAATGTCATTAGACCAGTAATTTGATTGATTGGTGCGAATGCTCCAGTAAATTTGTATGTCTTTCCCTTGTATTTAAAAACAATACCTTCACTTGGTACAATCGCGTTTAACCCACCAATAGCATTTAATCGGTCTAATTGTATTTTTAATCTGTTTAATTTTTTCAAATCTTTTTTACTTCTCACATCTTTTATTGCGGCGTCAAGTCTTTTCTTGATACCTTGTACTGCTTTATCAGGTGATGCTGCCAACCAACCACTTACATTCTTCATTATTTCGGCTCCAACATCAAAAAACAATACTTCAAATGGTTTCATATTTTCTTTGACCATTCTTGCTTGGTCTTGTTTGTCTGTAGTCAATACCCAATCTAAAAACTTTGGTTGGTCTTTAAAATCTTTTCTTATCTGTGGTATCTTATAGGACTTATCAAAGAATGCCCATCTCTTAGTCAAGTTTTTTAATTTCGTGGCCGGTATTTTAAATCCGTATTGTTTTGCCGCGTTGAATATAAATTCTTCCCAATAACTTTGGTGATACTTACCCAATGTGTCGTTATCCTTTAAACCATATTCCTTCTGTAATTTATTCAATCTACTTAAGTATTGTCTTTTCTTTGTACCAAAGTTTTGTGTTTTAGGAACTGTTAAAAAGTTTGGTTTTCCGATATTATACTTTTTCTGTACATTCTGATTGACTTGTTTAATCATACCAGCTAACATTCTAGCACTTCCCTTGACTTCACCAACAACATTTCCATCATCATCGTATTCAAGTGCTCCA